CCGGGCCTCGTCAGGGCGATAATTATTCTTCTTCGGCGGCAATATCGTCTTCATCGATGATATTGCCGCCGAAGTCAGTCCCGATGACTTCTTCCTCTTTTCCCTCCATATCCCTTATAATCCAGTAGCAATTGCCGAGGTTATTCCGCCACCGGGCTTCCGCAATAATCTCAAAATCTACTCCTGGTCGCGCCTCTTCTGCGGAGTCTGCATTGTAAACAATCCTAAGCCCCCCATCTTCATACTCCGCAACGTAAGCATAGCTACCAGTTTCTCGATAATAATCAAGTCCTTCTTCTAGGATTGCATTCTTAAGCAACTCTACACCTTTGTTCATTATAAATCCTCCTTTTGCCCCGCCATCCTTCGCCGGCTGCCGGGCTCAATCCTTTTTGGTATCTTAATATTACTACTGTCTGTCTGTCTTGTATATAGGACTAAAGTCCTATTTTTGAGGGAATAAATGTTCTGGGTTGCAATTTGACAGAATGCGATTTATACTTAAGCTAGCTTTTTGCAACCTTTTACGCCGAAGAGGCGTATATTTGTTTGGGGGAGTGAGGGCAAAAATGGCCGAAAACCGGGATAAAAACGGCAAATTTTTGCCTGGGAATCATGGTGGCGGCAGGCCGAAAAAAGCAGAGTGGCTCAAAAATGAGGTTCTCAAGGATCTGCCTCTCTATTATGAGCGCCTAAAAATCTTTGCTCAGGGTGGAGAGAAGGCAAAGCCGAAAGAGCAGATTAATGCTATAGAACTCCTGCTTGCCTACGGCCTGGGCAAGCCGACTCAGGCCGTGGAACTTTCCGGGCGAGATCGGGAGCCTATCCGCGTCATCCTGGAAGGTGACGCCGAAAAGTGGGCACAGTTATCCTGCCAGGCAAGCCGCATCCGAAGCAGGTAGAATTTTTTCTTGCCGATGCCCGGAATATAGGCTACGGCGGTGCCAGGGGCGGCGGCAAGTCCTGGGCGATGCGAAGGAAGATGGTCCTTCGCCGGCTGAAGTATCAAGGCAGCAAAGGCTTGCTATTGCGTCGCACCTACCCGGAGCTATATCAAAATCACGTTCTGCCCCTATTAACCGAGCTTCATGGTCTAGCGCAATATAATCAGCAAAATCACGTTTTCATCTTTCCTAATGAGAGCCGGCTCTTTCTCGGATATTGCGACGCAGAGGTAGATGTTTTGCGCTACCAAGGGCAAGAGTATGATGATATCGGCCTAGAAGAGGCCACGCAATTTACGGAGTACCAATACCAGTTCCTAAAAACCTGCAGCCGTACTACCAGGACTGACCTAAAGCCGCGGATGTATTATACGGCCAATCCAGGCGGCATTGGTCATGGGTGGTTTAAGCGGCTATTTATCGATAGAGATTTCTTGCCCGGCGAAAGCCAGGAGGATTACGTTTTTATCCAGGCTAAAGTGTATGACAATCCTACTTTGATTGCCAACAACCCTGAATATGTACAGCAGCTAGAAAGCTTGCCTGAGGATATGCGGCGGGCTTTCTTAGACGGCGACTGGGATGTCTTTTCCGGCCAGGTGTTCCGGGAGTTTAGGCGCGATATTCATGTTATCGAGCCTTTCGAGCTACCGCGGGAGTGGCGGCGCTGGCTGGCGCTGGATTTCGGCTTCACAGCGCCCGCCTGCTGTCTCTGGCTAGCTATCGGCCCGGACGAGACGGTATACGTTTATCGTGAGCTTTACAGTACCGGGATGCTGGCCAGCCACCTGGCACAAAAAATCATCGAGATGAGCCTAGGCGAACATATTACCTTGACCCTTGCTGATCCCTCTATCTTCGCTAAGACGGGCCACGAGGGCGAAAGCATTGCCGAGACGCTACGGCAAAACGGCCTGGCCTGCCAAAAAGCGGACAACGACCGCCTGGCTGGCAAGCAGCGAGTGCATGATTATCTTCAGGTATTCGAGGGCTGGGACGGCCGGCAGGCCAGCCGGCTGAAGATATTTTCCACCTGCACCAACCTTATTCGCACTCTGCCGCAGCTTGTATACGATGATACGCATCCGGAAGACGTGGACACCGATGGCGAAGATCATGCCTACGATGCGTTACGGTATGGCCTAATGAACCGGCCATCGGAGAAACTTCGCCACAAACGCCGTAGCGTGCCCGTAGGAGTATCGGAGGTAACTGGGTATTAGGCAGGCAACTTCAACAGCTTGTACCAGCCTTGCACCACGCAGAAAGAGGTATTATTATGCCTGACATGCGCGAAACAACAGCTGAACTTATATCGCGTTTCCAGTACGCTGAGGCGCATCGCAAACAGTACGACGAGCGCGCGATCGAGAACTATAAATTATACACCGGGTACAGGCCGCCCTTGCCGGTGGAGCTGAAAGGACGCAGCAACCTGCACATCCCCAAAACCTACGAACTTGTTGATTCTCTTCGCGCCCGGTATCTCCGGGCTATTTTTGCGGCCAGCCCGGTGATCGAATATATTCCTAATCCGTTACTCTACTTCCAGGAGGGGCTGGGCCAGATTGAATACCTTCAGTTACTGATGAGCGCCGAGGACAGTGCTAAGTATTCAACCTATCTTGTTGATCAGCAGCTTCGCAACAGCCAGGTCTACCGCAAATTCTACGACTTTTTTACCTCAATCCTAGTGTTCCCTGCCGGCGTCCTGGCGGTAGGGTGGAAATATGAGCAAAAGACGATAAAGCAGCGGCAGCGCACGTTTGATCCGGCCATAGGCATTGAGGTCGATGCGGTTGTTGAGCGTCCAGCGGTAACTTATGATGACAACGACGTGCAGTATGTTGACTACTAGGACTTTTGGCCCGACCCGCGAGTCACCGACTTGGATAATTCCCGCTTCGTATTCCACCGGGAGTGGTGCACTGAATCCGAATTACGTGCGAAGCTAGAGGTCTTGGACAGGGCCGGAAGCGGCACAGTGTACGAGCCGGAGGACTGGGAGCGGCTTGTCGCTGCCGGCGCGGCCCTGGAAGGCGGGGCGACTGAGCGTATGGCCGAGGTAGGATTAGCCGCGGAGACAGGCCAGGGCCATTGGAGTGACATCCGGCGTGGCTATCAGATCGAGTTACTGCATTATTGGGAGGATGACAGGCACGCGATCATAGCCAACCGTACCGATGTGGTGTTCGATGGTAAAAATCCATACTGGCACGGGAAGAAGCCTTTCGTAGCTACGAGCTTTGACCCGCGGCCAGGGGAGTTCTACGGCTTTTCGGCGGTAGAACTGATCGAGCACTTGCAGCACGAATTAAACACCAACCGAAACCAGCGCATCGACAACGTTAGTTTTGTACTGAACCGCATGTGGAAGGTGCGGCGGGGAGCTGACATCGACGAGACTGAGCTTATATCAAGGCCGCACGGCGTCATTTGGGTTGATAATCCTGATGACGTATCGAATGTTGATACCCCTGACGTTACAGCTTCCAGCTACAACGAGGAGCGCATCATCAAGGAAGACATGGACAATGCCCTAGGCGCACCGGCGGTAGTCCGCGGAGTAGACCCGGGGAGAAAGCAGACCGCCACTGAGATAGTGACCAAAGGCGGAGCGGCTGACATGAAGTTTCAGGTCAAAGTTATGCTATACGAAACGATCATGGAGCGGCTGGCTGAGCTTCTTGACATGAACAATCAGCAGTTTATCGACATTCCACGCATTTTCCGCATCGAAGACGAGTGGAAGGTTGTCACACCGGAAGAGTTGCGCGGCCATCACTTGTACAGGCCGGCCAGCAACAACCTGGACGTGACAGCAAATAAAGAAGTACGCAGACAGCAAGTTCTAGAACTGATGAAGGTTGCCCAGGGCAGCCAGTTTGTTGACCAGTACGAGCTACTGAAGCTAGTATTAGACGCCTATGGTATCAGGGGGACAGAGAAGCTGCTTATCCCTAAGGAGCAGGTAATGATGGGGCAGGTGCCGGGGCAAATGATGCCAGGGCAGCCGGGTATGATGCCAGGGCAGGCGGCACCTGGACAGGCGGCTATGCCGCATCAGATTTTAGCAACCCTGGCCGGCCAGACCATGCAGGGAGGTGGTATGTGATTGCGTAATGTAGTTGCGATGCAGGCTTTGCAGGATAGAAAAAATGGGAAGGTTACTACGGCAAGTTTAGTGGAGGACTTGCACAGGATTGCCATTCAAGGTGAAATTGAAGACGTTGCCATTGTATTCAGCACAAAAGGGAATAAGATCGAAGCCTGGTGGAGTACCGATTCGCTTTATGCATTAGGATTATTTCAGACAGGAATCGACCAGGTACTTGCCGACATGCGGGAGAGTGATTAAGGTGCCGTATAAAAGTAAAGCGCAGGCTGCTTACTTCAATATTCACAAGAAGGAGCTGGAAAAGCAAGGCGTAGATGTTGATGAGTGGAACCGGGCTAGCAAGGGCAAAAAGTTGCCGGAAAGGGTGAAGAAAAAGAGTGGCAAAGCGAAAAGGCGGGGCACTGGCAAAGGCAGCCGCTAAAGCCTACGACAAGGTAAAGGCAAACAGCGCTCCCGGTGAAGGTGAAAGATTTCAGGCACTCAAAAAGGCAATAGCTTCCAGGGGCAATATTGATAATCCGGCTGCGGTAGCTGCATCTATCGGCAGGAAACGCTGAGGCAAAGAACGCATGGCTAAATGGGCGGCAAAGGGGAGGAAGCAGAATGGATAATGTCATCGAGTGGCTAAGGTGGGCAGGCCCCGTTGCTTGTGGGTTAATAGTAGGCTTCCTGGGAGGCTGGGATGTAGCGCTGCAGGTACTTATTATTTTTGTCGTTCTTGATTATATTACCGGCGTCACAGCGGCCTACTACGAAAAAGAATTAGATAGCAATATAGGTTTTTGGGGTATCACCAAAAAGATTTTCCTGT